CGTGATCCTGACCAGCACATTTTTCGGAGACAGGCTGTGCCCGTTTTTTAAGCACCGGAAGCAATACGAAAAGGAGCGGGATTTGCCGCCGAGGACATCAAAGGAGGGAAAAGATACAAATGAGATATGAAGACATTGATGCCGTGAACAAGTCCACCCTGTGGGAGATGCGGAAATCTCCAATGCACTACTGGCATCTGACACACGACATGCCGAGGGAAGACACGCCCGCGATGAAATTCGGCAGAGCCATCCACGCGAAGCTGCTGGAGCCTTCTGAATTTTCCGTCCGGTACGCGATTGCTCCGGAATGTGACCGGCGCACGAAAGAAGGAAAAGCAATCTGGGCCGAGCTGATGGAATCCGGGAAAGAGGTTATCAGCAAGGCTGACATGGACATTATCGAAGCAATGGAAAAGGAATTTTCCGGGCTAATGTTCACGCCGGACAAGACGGAAGTGGCGCTGACGTGGACAGATCCGGAAACCGGCGTGTTTTGCAAGGGAAGGCTGGATGCAATTGTCGGCGACACCATTGTCGACTACAAGACCACGACGGACGCCAGCACCAAGGCGTTTCTCCGGGAGGCGCTACGCTACGGATACGACCTGCAGGCGGCAATGTACATGGAAGCGGCCAGGCAAAACGGATACGAGCCGAAGCGGTTCCTGTTCATTGCCCAGGAAAAAAACGCTCCATACGCGATCAATCTGCTATACGCCGGCGAAGCGTTTCTGGACCGCGGCGCGTGGATTATGCGCGATCTGCTGAAGAAGTACAAGGAATGCAGCGAAGCGAACGAATGGCCGGATTACGGCGAAAATGTCCTGATCCTACCTGAATGGGAGGCGATCGGAGATGAGTGAAACCCACTGGAAGAAACTTACGAACCCCAACTACCTGGGCGCCTACGCATTCAATCCCGGAGAAGAAAAAATCGTCACGATTGACTACGTTGCCCAGGAAGAAATTGTCGGCGCCGAGGGCCGTTCTGACATGTGCATCGTGGCCCACCTCGTTGGAGAGAAGCCGCTGATCCTGAACAAGACCAACTGCAAGGCCATCACGAAGTTACTGGGCACACCGTACATCGAAGAGTGGGCTGGGCATCGGATCGTGCTCCAGGTACAGCGCGTGAAGGCGTTCGGGGAAGACACGGATGCTGTCCGGATTAAGCCGAAACTGCCCGGGGAGATCTGCGAAAAGTGCGGAAAGGAAATTCGCGCCGGTTTGGGGCACTCTGCCGCGGAGGTGGCCGAGCTCGCCCTTCAAAAATACGGGAAAAAACTTTGCATAGAATGCGCTAAGGAGGAAAACAACAATGGCTAATTACGATCTTCACAACCTGGAACTGGATGACAATCAATTTGACGTGATCCCCGCCGGAACATACCGCTTCCGGGTGACGGATGTGGAAGAAGGGTTCTACACCGGAAAGTCCGACAAGATCCCGAACGGCACGCAGCAGCTGATCGCGCACTTCGACATCCCGTACACCACCGAGGGCGGCGAGTACAGGATCGCGTCCGTAAAGACCACGTTCAACGTGTACGCAAAAGCGCTGTTTGCTCTCCGACAGTTTGCCGAAAGCATCGGCATGTGCAAGGAAAACGGCCGGTTCTCCTTCAACATGGACGAAGTCAAAGGCAAGGACGGCGTCTGCGAAATCGAGATCCGGACAAGCTCAAACGGGAACGATTTCCCGAGCGTCAAGAACTGCTATCCGCCGTCCAGGGCGCCGAAGGCATGCGCGAACGACAAGGAGTGGCAGAATTACGAAAAGGGCCTGACGCCGGTTGAAGCGGAGGGTGATCCGTTTTGATGGAGCTGAGACCCTACCAGAGGGAAGCCGTCAACGCGATCATTGACCACTGGAACGAATGGCAGCGGGAGCTGCTGGTGCTGCCGACGGGCTGCGGCAAGACGGTCGTATTTAATACCGTAGCCCACGGCCGCCCGGGCAATGTGCTGATCCTGGCCCACCGCGACGAGCTGATCGAACAGGCGCGGGACAAATATTACCGCATGTTCGGGGAGGCGACGGGAAAGATCAAGGGCGTGGAATCGGCCCTTGAGCGCGTGACGGTCGGATCGGTGCAGACCATGATGCGGCGGGATTATTCCGGCCAGTTCGGGACCGTGATCGTGGACGAGGCGCACCACACGATATCTGACAGCTACATGACGGTGCTGGGCCAGTTCCCCGAGGCAAGGGTCCTCGGGGTAACGGCCACGCCGGACCGCGGAGACAAAAAGAGCCTCGCGCGATTCTACGAGGGAATCGCTTATGAATACGGACTGAAGCAGGCGATCGGCGAAGGCTACCTCTGCCCGATTACGGCCCGCACGGTGCCGCTTGAAATTGACATGAGCGCCGTCAAGGTCAGTTGCGGGGATTTCCAGGTGGATTCCATCGCCGAAACACTGGAGCCATACCTGCCGAAGATCGCAGAAGCGGTGCAAACCTATGCCGCCGGACGCAAAACCGTCATATTCTGTCCGCTGATTTCCATCGCGCAGGAGCTGGCCGGAATGATTCCCGGCGCCAGGGAAGTGAACGGAGGAAGCGCGGACCGAAAGGAAACGCTTGAATGGTTCGACAATGCAGGTCCAGGTGCTGTGCTGTGCAACGCCATGCTGCTGACGGAAGGATGGGACTGCCCGAGCGTAGACTGCGTGGTCGTGCTCAGGCCCACAAAAATCCGCAGCCTTTACGCCCAGATGATCGGGCGCGGCACACGGCTCAGCCCCGGAAAGGAAAACCTGCTGATCCTCGATTTCCTGTGGCTGTGCAAAAAGCACAATCTCTGCAAGCCCGCAAACCTGGTCGCGGATGTCGAAGACGATGTGGAAAAAGTCACCCGGGAATCCGAGCAGGAAGAGATTGATCTGCTGGACGCCGTATCGGACGCGGAGGAAGCGCGAAGATCTGCGCTGGCTGCGGAACTGGCAAAGCAGCAGAGAAAGAAAAGCAGGCTGCTGAACCCGCTTGATGTGTTCACGCTGCTGGACGATTCGCTCCTGGATTACGAACCGATTTTTGCCTGGGAGCAGGCAGACGCCAGTGAGGCGCAGGTCCGCGCCCTGGAAAACTTCGGGGTTGACGCGGAGGGCGTGACGAAGGGATTTGCCTGCAAGATGCTGGACAGCCTGATCAGCAGGGCGGACAAAAAAATGGCCACCGTGAGACAGATCAGCGCCCTGCGGAAATTCGGATACGAGCCGATTGACTGGACCTTTGAACAGGCAAGCAAGAAAATGAGCCAGCTTGCCGCGGTCGGATGGAAGAGGTGGCGACTGAATGACTGATTACGCAAACCTGCTTTCCTATATCAACCCGGACTGCTCATACGCCGAATGGATTAAGATCGGCATGGCGCTGAAGACGGAAGGGGCACCGTTCTCCGCCTGGGACGACTGGAGCAGCCGAGGAAGCAAGTATAACGCGGGCGAAATGCAGTCAAAGTGGGATGGATTCCGCCGGGACGAGGTGACCGGCGGGACCCTTTACCACATCGCGTGCCGGTATGGTTTTACACCGTCCGGAGACGATCCGATGGCGGGCCACTACGACCTGCACAACCTGCTGCTGGAAGAGGTTCATCTCGACCCAGTGTACGGCAGCGTGCAAAAGGTGCCAGACGTGCCGAACGATTATGACGGCCGCGGCGAAACGCTCGAATACCTGACCACGCTGTTCCAGGAGGATGAGTATGTCGGATTCTGCACGCAGGCGACGTACGACAAGAAGAAAGAAAAATGGCATCCGGCCGGAACTGTATACGGCCGGACTGCCGGACAGATCATTGCGGATCTGAAAGCGGGCCGGACTGGATTCGGAAAGCCGAACGACGCGGCGGGCGTCTGGATCCGCTTCAACCCGCTGGACGGCCAGGGCGAAAACGACACGAACGTCACGCGGTGGAAACACTGCCTGCTGGAATCGGACGATATCCCGCTCGAGCAGCAGTGGAGCCTGATTCAATCAATGCACCTGCCGTGCACGTTCGTCATTCACTCCGGCGGAAAGAGCCTGCACGCCATCGTCCGGATCGACGCGGAGAACGCCCAGCAATACCGGCAGCGCGTTAACGATCTGTATGAGTACGCGGAAAAGGCCGGGTTCAAGCCGGATCCGCAGGACAAAAACGCGAGCCGATTCAGCCGGGTACCAGGTGCGAAGCGCGGAATCGGATACCAGTACATCGTCGCGCGGAACATCGGCGAAAAATCCTATCAGGAATGGATGAACTGGCGGCAGGAGCAGGCGGACGATCTTCCGGAAAGCGTGCTGCTGTCCGATGTGTGGCGCGATCCGCCGCCGCTGAGAGATGAGCTGATTCCGGGCATTCTCCGGACGGGCCACAAAATGCTGATTGCCGGACCAAGCAAAGCCGGAAAAAGTTTTCTGCTGATGAACCTGGCAATATCGCTCGCGGAGGGCGCGGAATGGCTCGGCATGAAGTGCAGGCAGGGGAAGGTCTGCTACGTTAACCTCGAACTGGACAGCGCGTCCTGTTTCCACCGGTTCATTGATATTTACCATGAACGCGGGATGGATCCAGAGCACGCGGACAACATCGACATCTGGAACCTGCGCGGACGGTCCGTGCCCATGGACAGGCTGGCGCCAATTCTGATTCACCGGCTGAAGGAAAGAGGCTATGAGGCAATCATTGTCGACCCGATCTATAAGGTGATCACCGGCGATGAGAACAACGCAACGGAAATGAGCCAGTTTTGCTCCTACTTCGACCGCGTATCCACGGAGTTGGGCGCAGCTATGATCTACTGCCACCATCACAGCAAAGGCGCCATTGACAAATACAACAACGCCATGGACCGGTCGAGCGGATCCGGCGTGTTTGCAAGAGACCCGGACGCAATCCTGGACATGACGGAGGTTAAAACGGATGGATGCGAGGCGAACTACCGGAAGCTGAACGGGATACCGGACGAGGCGGTGCTGACCGGATGGGAGTTCTCCGCAACGCTGCGGGAGTTTCCGCCAATGCCGCGTTTCCGCGCATGGTTCCGGCATCCGGTGCACGAGCTGGATGTAAACGGGGATCTGAAGTCGGCAGCGAAGAACCGCGGGTCCGGAAAAGGCGTCGGGAAAGATCAGACAGCAAAAAGTGACCTGTATCAGAGCGTTGCCGATACGCTGGATGCGAGGAAAAGCATCAGCGGAGACACGGCGATCACGCTGGAAGAAGCCGGCGGAAGGAAAGGCAATTTTGATTCCAAGACGGACTTTGAGTGCGCGACAATCAATGGCGTTCAATATGTTCACTACAGAGAGGAAGACGAAATCTTCCTGAAGGGGAAGCGTTACTATCGAAAGCCCCACGGAAACGCCTCCGGATGGGCGCTCGACGATGAGTAATTCCCAAAACCCAAAACCCGAAACTATATATGTAAAACATTTCGGGTTTTGGGAAATAAATACCCATATCGGGACCGATCCCTCTATACCCGGCTCCTAATGTCGCCGGGCTATAGGGGAACGGCTCCGATACTAAATGGCGCGGAAGGAGAATGACATGACTGACATGAATGACACGGAAGGACACAACGAAGCCTGGCACCAGCGGCAGCTGATCCAGTGGGCAAGGCAATTCTCGTGGGGGCAGTTTTTGTTTCACATCCCGAACGAAACGACCGGCGGTCAGGGATGGATTACCCGCAATCGTCAGATGGGATGCAGGAAGGGCGTGCCGGATCTGATGCTGCCGATTCCGAGGCAAGGCTATCACGGACTATTCATCGAGATGAAGAAGCCCGGAGGCAGAGTGGATCCAGTGCAGAAAAAATGGAATGCGGCACTGAATGAGCTCGGTTACCTGGCAATTTGTTGCTACGGATGGGAGGAGGCGCGGGATGCACTACAGCGATACATGGAACCGGCACATTCCGGACAGTAAGCTGGCAGCATACAAGAGTCTGGTTGACTCCGATGAAATCAACATCCTGGTCGTGACGTACTATAGAAACGAGCGGAAAACGGTCGTTGAATACGAATCGAACAAGACGCACAAAGAAATACTGAACAAGCTAAAAAAGATGACCAACTAACACCCACCGTGCGCGTCCCGGCGGGGCGGTGCCGGAGGCCTGGAATGAAAGGATGTGAATTGCTCTCCTGTAGCGGGCTGAAGGAGCGTGCCACCGCTGTCCGGTTCGACTCCGGGCACGCGCACATTTTCGGAAAGGAGGAAAAGAAATGGCAATAGATGCAAAGCAGGCGATGCTCAGCCAGATTGA